GTTGTATGGTTGGGAACAACGCGATCAACAGTATGAAGACCTGTTTGAAGTCTGTCGCCAGCATCCACAGATTAACTATCACGGCTCTGTAAGCAACGAAGAGTTGCGCAGCGCATTGTTGAACGCGGACATCTTTGCATATCCTTCAATATGGAAAGAAACCTCCTGTCTCTGTTTGATCGAAGCCATGTCTGCTGGTCTACTCTGCATTCATCCTAATCTAGCAGCACTACCAGAAACTTCTATGGGCTTGACATGGATGTATCAGTGGAGCGAAGATAAGAATCATCATGCAAACTCATTCTATCAGGTTCTTTCACAGGGTATCAACGTTATGCGTAATCAAAGAGACTTGATTGCACAGGATCTTTATCTACAGAAAATCCAAGCAGATCGTACATACAACTGGAACACTAAAGCAATGGAATGGTCGGGTCTTCTAGAATCTCTAAAAAATAAGTAATGGTAGAGAGGAGACTTGTGTGAATACCAACACAGCTATTTCTACTAATGTTTCTGTTGAGATACGTTCAAACATCATTCAGTTCCCGTTGAAAAATAGAACAAACTTTACCCAAGATCATCTTGAAGAGATGAGAGAGCAGGCTCTTCTAAACAAAATAGAGTTTGTTCATTTCGTGACGGATGAGATGACCGAAGAGTTGTTCTATAAGATTGGTATGCTAGGGTTCAACTTTGATGACGATGACTTCAGCAAAGATGTTGCACTAGTCATCGAATCCCTACGGTCATTGATCCTCAAGAGTATGGGAGTCAATCATGGGCTGCAACAAGCAGCAGAACAGTTGATTGACTTTCCAGACATCGATGAAGAATATTTTGACGAATAACTCTTTACAATGATCTAAAAATGTTGTATATATAGATCATAACAACGTGAGAACAACCTAACATGATTATCCTAGATTTGTCACAAGTCATGATTTCGACTCTTATGGTCCAGATCGGTAACCATAAAAATGTCAAGATCGAAGAAGATATCATTCGACACATGGTGTTGAACGCTCTACGCGCACACAAGGTAAAGTTTACTGCCGAGTTTGGTGAGATGGTCATTGCTTGTGATGACAAGAACTACTGGCGCAAGCAAGTTTATCCTTATTACAAAGCTAATCGCAAGAAGGAACGCGATGCTTCTGAACTTGACTGGAATGCAGTGTTTGAAACACTCAACAAGATTCGTCAAGAAATCAAGGACTTCTTTCCTTACAAAGTCATTCAGGTAGAACACGCTGAAGCTGATGATGTTATCGCTACTCTTGTCAAAGAGTATCATTTGCGTGAAAACATTTTGGTGCTGTCTGGCGATAAAGACTTTGGTCAGTTGCAGAAGTATCCTAACGTCAAGCAATATAGCCCTGTCCTCAAGAAGTACATTACTTGTACCAATCCTGACTTGTTCCTCAAAGAACATATCATGAAGGGTGATGTGTCTGATGGCATTCCCAACTTTCTATCGGCTGATAATGTGTTCGTTATGGGCATTCGGCAGTCTCCTGTGTCTGCTAAGAAGCTGTCTTCTTGGATTCTTCAAGAACCTGAACAGTTCTGCAATGAAACCATGCTGCGTAACTATAAGCGCAATCAACAGTTGATCGATCTTGATTGTATTCCTACTGAAATCTCAGAGCAAGTTCTGGAACAGTACAATACTCAGAAAAAAGATCGTAGCAAACTGTTCAACTATTTTGTAGAAAATCGTTTGAAGAACCTTTTGGAATGTGTAGGTGATTTTTAATGGTAAGAAAAAGAGTTGGGCCACCAAAGATCAGTAAAGTTAAAACAACAAAAAGCGGCTCAACTCGCACATACACAAAAAGTTTGAGCGGTAAATGGTCTATTACAGGTTGGAGTGGAAAGACTCCTCGAAGAAAGAAATGATAGGGAATAAACAATGTTAGGTATCTCAGAGATTTTGAATAAGATTGACGCTGAACCAGATTACGAAAAGCGTCGTAGTATGCTAGCCGCAAACGTAAACAATCCTACGTTTATGGAAATCCTAAAGATGACATATCATCCTGGTGTTCGCTGGCTTCTACCAGAAGGTGCACCTCCATACAAGCCATGTCAGTTTCTAGATCAGCAAGCAATGCTCTATAACACTTTCCGCAAGATGTATCTTTGGGTTGGGCCAGAAAATCCAAACATCTCGAAGGCAAAGCGTGAAGCATTGTTCGTAAACTTTTTGGAAGCACTTGATCCTGCTGATGCTAAACTTATCTTGGCAGTCAAGGACCGCAATCTTCCATATGTAAACATCGATGAACAACTCGTTCGTAGTGTATTCACACTTTTGCTTCCACCTAAGCAGGAAGCAGATACAACAGTAGCAGAACCAGCCCCAGTCAAACGAGGTCGCGGGCGCCCTAAGAAAGAAAACGTAAATGCATAAGAAGAAGGTCATGAAGTTCAAGGACTGGTACGAAGAAGACGAAGTGAACAATACTTCTCAGTTGCGAGAGTATCGGGAACACAAGAAACAAAAACGTCTAAATAGAGCGATCAGGACACTTGATATTGACCAACTATTAGAAATGGAAGACGATGAGTAAATGAGTAAGCCTTGGGGATGGATAACAATGATTGATGCTGGAGAATGTGATTCTTCGGCTATAAACGATGTTGTTGTTTTTCAAAACTTTATTGATGATGTATTGAATGCCATAGAAATGGTAAAAATAGGTGATCTAAACATCGTTTGGTGTAATACAAATGATCCCAATAAAGTAGGATATTCAATATATCAACTTCTTCAAGATTCAAACATATCAGCACATTTCTGTCCAGTAGATCGTAATAGTTGTTACATGGACATTTTCTCTTGTAAAGAATATTCTGAAGAAACAGTCAAAGAAATCTTCGTCAAGTATTTTAATCCTAAAAAGATTCACTGTCAAACAATAGAACGCAAGATTGACTGATTTTATAAGTAATCGTAAGGAGTAACTACATGCCAATGTACCAATACCTCATTCCTGAAACACAAGAAACGTGGGACGAGTTGTGGTCTTATGCATCACACAAGCAGTTTCTCCAAGACAATCCACACATTCAGCAAGTATTTCATATGCCTATGCTCGTAGGTGGTACTGGTGATCGTGTAAAAACAGACAGTGGAATGAACGATGTTCTAAGTCGAATCGCCGCTGCTAATCCATTTTCTCCCCTCGCAGAGAAACATGGCTCTAAGAGTGTTAAAGAAACAAAGACCCGCGAAGCTGTCAACAAAGTAAAAAAGAAGCTTGGTGGTGCTTTGACATAATGTGCCGGTGACTTAACGTAAAAACGATTAAGGAGTCTTATGGCTACGACAAGAGCGGAAAAGCGAGACCGTAATAGACAGAGTAGACAAAGCAAAGAGAGAACCACAGAAGATAAACTGAAACTACACTTATCTCAAATCACACCTGCTACAGACAACCAACGCAGGTCGTTCGAATACTATGATGATGGCAAGAACCTTTTGCTCCACGGAGTTCCTGGTTCTGGCAAATCATTCATCAGTCTTTATCTTGCTCTTGAAGAGGTAATGGAAGACTTAAACAAACCTCGTAAAGTAGTCATTATTAGAAGCGCACAATCATCTAAGTCCATCGGCTTCTTGCCTGGCACCGCGGCTCAGAAGATGGAAGTCTTTGAGGCGCCATATATCTCCATCTGTGCAAAGTTATTCAAGCGTGGAGACGCATACAGCATCCTAAAACAAAAAGGCATTGTTGAGTTCGAATCAACATCATTCCTTCGTGGTACAACCATCGACAACGCTATTGTGATTCTAGATGAATGTCAGAATCTAGGTTATAACGAACTTAAAACAGTCTTGACACGTATTGGCGAAAATGCTAAAGTTATCGTATGCGGTGACATCAATCAAGATGACTTGACAAGTTCTCGTTATAATGAAGAGTCTGGTTTAAAATCTATGATGAGAGTTTTAGATAAGATTCCTTCTATCCGAAAAGTTGAGTTTGATGTGGACGATATTGTTCGTTCTGGATTTGTCCGTGAGTTTATTCTAGCAGAACTACAAGAGATTGGTTATTTTCGTGATACAAAAAAAGTTCAAACACAACACGACAACACTGCCTGGTATTGATAGGATTGATGGTGATGAGAACACGGGGAGACTTTATCGTCTCCCCGATGGTTCTAAAGTTCCTTCTGTAACCACTGTCCTAGGGTGGTATAAGAAGCCTCAACTAGCAGAATGGCGTAAGCGGCTAGGTGAAGAAGAAGTTCAAAAGGTTTTGAGAAGAACTTCTAGTCGTGGTACCAAAGTTCATGCTATCTGTGAAGATTATCTACACAATAAAGAGATTGACAAAGACAAAGTAGATCCGTTTGCATTGTTTTTGTTTACATCCATTCAAAAGTTTATTGATCGTATTGACAATGTTCTTGGTGTTGAGTTGCAGATGTACTCCAATCATCTTGGAGTTGCTGGAACTGCTGACGTTATTGCAGACTTTGATGACCGTAGGTCTATCATCGACTTCAAGACATCAGATAAACCTAAGAAAGAGGAGTGGATTGATACATACTTCATGCAGATGGCCATCTATGCGGTCATGTATGAAGAACTAACTGGTGTACCTGTGAATAATCTTGTTGTTATCATTGCAGTAGAGAACAGCGAACCTCAGTTGTTCATCCAAAGAAGAAACCAGTGGATTGGAAAAGCAGTCAATGTCATCAACACATACTACGATTATCACGGATTAACTCGTGGACAAATCACCAAAGTTTAAGAAACGCTATTTTCTGATTTTTATAACAGAAGAATCAGGCCGTGAAACCGATATCGACTATATCGGGCTGAACGCAAAGTCATTCAAAGACGCAAAACGAATCGCTAGATGTGTCTATGGTGAGCATGGACCAAATCATATAGTTTACAAAAACGTAGAGGTGTGAGACGAATCTAGCTTGACATTTTATCGCGAATCGTCTATTGTCAGAAAGTAGACAGAGAGAAAAGGTGATTCGTTATGGAAGTTCAAGTTCTTCATTTTGATCGCGACGGTCTCGGCAATCGTTGGTTTGAGCATATGGCTACGATTGATCTGTCAAGCTACATGTTTGATAATATGGGAGTACAAGACGCTCTGGAATATGCCTATCGTCACACTCAGAACATCGGTGGTTCCTGGTCGATGGAACGAATGATCGATCATAAGGGCGAACTTTATGAGAATCCCGATTTCAATCCTCATGTGATTGTTGTAAAGCCTCTTGATGGTGAAAATGGCAAAAAGTGGGGTCATCGCTCGTCTATGGTCGGTGACCGTATGATCATTGATGGTGAAGTTTTTGAGGTTGATACGTTCGGCTTCAAGCTTGTGGAGGGCGAATAATGTCTTTTAATCATCGTCACGGTGGTCCTTATGATCGTGGTAGTGCTGATGCCTATTATGGTCGCCCCTACAAGCCACACTTTTATGAAAAAGCTACGTATGCATCACCTCTTGTGGAAAAGTCTGATATGACCCCAGAGCAGATTAACGAATATGATGCTGGCTTTTATGGTGAGTCAGATCGAAAATACGGTTGACATTAATCGCGAATCGTGCTAGGTATACATAATAGAAAACGGAGATTGTCATGAACGCAGATTATTTTTCAGTTTCAACAGACACATCTTTCATGAACGGTGTCTGCACTGCTTCCAAGATGATCCTAAACACTCCAGAGAACGTTCGCGATATTCCCTGCGATACATGCCCGAACGCTGACATATGCGCTCTGGATATCACTGACTGCGTTGCATCGCGTGTTTGGTAC